CCCATGGTCTATGCACTGGAACAGTGACTGTTGAGCCTGTGCCTCGTGGAACGTCTGCGGCCACTGTGCGAGGTATTCCCCAAGATTCTGTGCCAACTGATGTTGTTCGTAACTGTATGTAGTCACCTGCTTTGAAAACCAATGTGCTACTGGTTACGAATGTAGATGAGTCTGTAGTTGTAGAACCAATATTAGGTATGCCACCAAGTTGCACTGCACCAAATACTGTAGAAGTTGTGAATCCAAAGATGTCACTGGTATCAACTGTAAGATCAGCGAATACTGTGGCTGTGCTGCCTGTTGAAGCCACACGCAGATTATTAACCTGTGTACTATTCAATTCACCTCTATAGTCAGTGATATAGTTCATTCCACTGCTGTTGCTTAATTTAATCCACGCAAATTTATCACGATCCATTGTGGTGATGCCTTCAATGACATCACGCACATCCTCATACCTGCTGTAGGTAGGTGGTGTAACTTTCATTTGATAAAGTTGCAGTGCTGTTCTTTCTGCTGTGCGAATGCGTCCACTGCGTGTCATCATCTGCGCCACGGTCTTTGGTCGTGCTATCTCAATAGCACTGGCATTGTCAATAATATACTGTAAACCTTGCATTATCTACTCCTTGTTGGCTGACTACGGCGGCCTCTTTCTGATACTTGGAAAAGGAACTGTGGATCACGACTGACCAGTGCCTTAAAACTTGCGGCATCAACTGCCTGAATATTGTAAGTGATCTGTGTTCCACCAATGCCGCTACTGGCCAATTGATCATTTGGAATAACTGCACCACTCATGCGTGGCACAAATAGTTCTGGGCCTCGCTCACCAACAATGTATGGTTGATTAGCCATAGCAGGACCACCTTCGGCTAAGAATCCTGGAATGATCTTACCACCGAATAAGCCGCCGCCACCAAATATTCCACCTCCTGGTGTTCCACCAAACAATGAAGTTGCAATACGTTTGGCCTGTATACGAGCAAATTCAGCAATCATACTGTTGGCCAAATCTTTGAAACTTAGTTTGCCTGTTTGAACAAAACGCACAATAGCATCTTCAAAGCCCTGTGTGAAAGTGCTAAAGTAAGTCTTAGCCTGATCGGAAGCATTGAATGCACCTTCAGCATACTTTCTATAGGCTTCACCCCATCCTTCACTGAATGAACGACTGCGCTCATATTCTGCTTCGCCACGTTTTTTAATAATCTCAATGGCCTTTTCGCTGTCTGCTGTGATCTGTGCTTCACGCTTTAGGCGTTCTTCATAGGCTAAGTTTTCAACATTTTCTAATTCACGAATGGCGTCTGTTCTACGTTTGATCTCTTCTGCAATCTTACGCTGTGTATCAGCCTGTATGTCATTCATTCCACGTAGGCGATCTTCAAGATCAACCTGTGCTTGCAATTCTTCAACACTACGAGCATAGGCATCAGCACGTTCAAGGGCTGTCTTAGCACCTTTGGCATAAGCATCTTCTTGTTGTGCTATGGCTTGTCTATTGGCTTCTCGCTGTGATTCTTCTTCACTGTAGATTTTTGCGTTTAATGCTGAACGTGCTTTGGCAATGTCAGCATCACGCTTGGCAAAGATCTCTGCTTCTTTGGCTGCAATTTCTTGTGCCTTTTGAAGATCACTTAGGCGTTCTTTGTTTTTTATTTCTGTTGCGGCTTTGAGTGCATCATACTTGGCAGCAACTTCAATCTTTTGTATTTCATTGGCTGCGCTTAGTTCAGCCTGTTTTTTAGCCTCAAGTTGACTTTGTTCAATTCTTGATTTGCTGTCAGCAATGGCTTTTAATGTGGCTTCAGGTGTTGCACCTTGGCCTCCACCTGGAACCTTTGTTACCTGTCGTTGGGGTGCTGGTGCTCTTCCCAGCAATCTTTTTGTTTCAGCCGCAGCCTCTTCCATTTGTTTGGTAATTGCGGCTTCTGCTTCTTGTCTACTTTCACGTGCCTTCTTATTAAGAAATTCAAATGCGGCGCCTAACAATGGAATCTTTTCAAGTGCACCGGCTGCGCCTTCTGTCATTCTTGCAAAGACGTTGTCAATGCCATATTCATTATAGCCCTTGGCTAGACTACCAAATGCTTTTAATAATCCCTGTTCAATGCTGATTTGTAATTTGTCAATTTCACCACGAAGCATGGCTAAGTTTTTGGCTGCTTGATCAAATTCAATATCACGGCCTGCACGAACATTGCTCCAATCAATCTTGGCTGCTTCTTTGCCTAGTATCTCAACTGCTTTGGCCTGTCTTAGTGCAGGATCTGTGTTGGCTAAACCTGCCAATACATCTTCTAAGATATCACCAGTATCTCTAATTGTGCCATTAGCATCAGTTATGCTGACGCCTAATTGTTTGAAACTCTTTTGAAACTTTTCATTACCGCTGGCGCTTTCACCAACTGCCACTGAAAGTTTACTGGCAAACTTACTAAAACTATCAGCATCACCGCCTGCTTGAACAAGGCTACTGCGTAGGTTCATTAACTGACCGGAACTGATGCCTGTAGCATTAGCAAGGTCATCTAATTGATCACCAAGATCAATGGCTTTCATGCCTAATAGTGCAAAGGCGCCTGCCGCCGCACTTGCTCCAGCGGCCAATGGCCCCATGCGCCCTGCTAGGTTGCCTAGGCTACTGCTTAGTGGATTAGCCTGATTGGCTAGATCCCTAATGTCATCTTTAAGGGCCTTGACAGTATTACCGCCTTCAACCTTAAATCGTAAAATAAACTCTTGTATGGTAGCCATGTTAGTGGTCCTTATTTGGTCTGCTTCTTAATGTAGTCTTGAATGTACTTTTCAGTTGGTCTACTCATACCATCTGGTGCTTGCTTACTGTATCCGTTATCTAACCTAACAGCATAGGGATATTGTGCAAGAATAGTATCTCCGCTACGTTTTGTGTTTCTTCGAGCATTACCTGTGTCAACAGGAGTAGTCTGGCGGAAGAAATCATATGCTTCTTTGGCCAACTGAGTTGGATTAAGAGCCTTTTCTAGATTATTCATCTGTTTAATAATTTCTCCTGCCATAGTTTTATCCTTTTGCTCGTTTCATGATTTCTATCAACTGTTCCTCATCAATGTGAGGAGTGCTGATTCTACCATGCTTCTTATCTTCTTTATATTGATCCCAAGCCATTAACACATCATAGACCATAACATCAAATGTTGAACCCTTGGCGTCAACTTCACTGGGCAAACATCCAAATGTTCTGGCCATTTCACCTATCATAATTAGGCGGACTGAGTCCCAGTTTCCTGTGTCGATGACTTGGTTTTTGACTTTCCCAGGCGTTCATTGATTGCAGTTAGGCAAGCAATGGCTAGATCAACTGGTAAGATATGATCTTCTGGAATACAGGCATTACCCTGTTCATCTTTAACCAATTTACGAAGTATTGCGTAAATTTTATCTCCATCACCTTCACTTTGACTCTTAAAAAAATCAAAATATGTGGCAATGTCAACATTGTCATAAATCCAAAACGAAACAGGCTCATCATAAGTGCTTACGATAGCCTCTTCGGTGATCTCAACCTTGATCAGTTCGGGTTTTTTGGCAAATTGTTGAATGTTCATCTTTAGGTCCTTTAATCTTTTTTATGTTTAATACTGTGCAAGACAGCCAATGCAAATTTTAGTCTTGCTCCAATTTTATCTGCGTCGCCTTGCAAGCATCGCAGTTCATTCATGCTTTTGGCCACTTCTGCTTCCAGACTGGCTAATAGTTCTTCTCGTGAATAATCTTGTAAATCTTTCATTCTGTAAATCTCCTAACTGTAATATTTAATATGATATAGAAAAAGGGCTCAGTTAGAGCCCCCTTTCCTGTTCAATCGTTGATTAAACTGTACTTGCAGTTAAATCGCCATTGACACTGATCTGGATAGGACTTACCCAGACTGGTGCTGTTGGATTGACTGTAGGTGCTAGGTTGGTAATAAAACCACTACCACTTACATACTTGGCACCTGTTAGACGACCATTGAAGTATACACGGAAGTAAACTTCAGTAGCGTCATTGCTTAGATCAAACAGACCTGGCACGCCATTGCTGGCAGCGAAGAATGTTGCGCTATCTAAAACTAGGTTTGCGCTGATGCTGTTGCTTGCAGGTGTTGAAACTGCTAATTGTGCAAATGTATCCAACTGTGTCCAGTTGAATACGCCTGCAGAATTTCCTATGGTTACGTCCTGTAGTGCAGGAATGATGTATCCGGAACTTGTGCTTGCGATTGTCGCAGTTGAGATCTGGATAACAGCATTGCTGTTAGGACCGCTTACATTAATGTAGGCCATTTCCTTTTCCTTTTTATGTTGTTGCTTGGTTGACTCGGAATTCAAATGTGTAAATTAACACATCCTCTTCCTTATCTATTGTGTAATCGCTCTCAGTTCCGAAATTGATTACGCCTGTGCTGTCTTTTGCAGTTAAGACTTGAGCGACGAGATTATCTAATTGACTTGGAGGATTTTTAGCATCGCAGGCCACATAGACATTAGTGATCAAATCATTTTGAAAAACTTCATTACCGTTAAGGGTAGGTATCAATGTTGTCTGTTCTTGAACAGTTTGGTCAACATAGATCTTTTTCAAGTTCTTGCGGAATAGAGGAGTTCCATTCTGCGACCATGGCAATTCACTGCTCACAGCAAACTGTGTAAGTGTGCTGGTTGCTGAAGTAATTGCTGATAACAGTTGGGTTCTCATTATCTAACTCTCACAAGGTTGCGTGGTTGTGGATACTTTTCTGCGCTAGTGATTGTGCCACTGGCATCAAAATCATACCATGAACCATCTTGAATAAGTTCATCAAATAACTTTTCAAACTTTGTTCTATATACACCAATCTTAACCACTTCACTGTTATCCTGTGCTGCAAAGTCTGCTATTTTTGGTAGCAGATATTCATACAGAGTAAAGTAAACACAAAGGTCTGTCCAATCTGCCCTACGACCTAATATATAGTTAGGGTTGGGCAGTGGAACATCTGGATAAGATTGTGTATTTGTTGCTTGACGTTGTGCTTCATTAGCCTCTAAAAGATAGTAGCCTTTCCACCATGATGTGTTTTTAATCAACTGTAGAATGCGGTTGGTCGCTTTCTCAGTTAGATCTTCCACCATGGTGGAGTCAGCGATTCCCTCATTCGCTTCAAAGATGCGCTGGTCTGTTTCGGTTACATCGCTGTATTCTGCGAAACTAACCACGTTACCTGAAACTATAATGAAGGCCATGTTCTATCTCCTAATTAGATGCTAGCGTCACCAAGGATCTTAACACCATAAGTGTCGTACAATTCGCCGACTGCATAGTTTGCAGAACCAACGATGTCGTCACCTAGGTAACTAGCACGACGCTGACTTTCAATGTTGATACCGCCAGCCATTGCTAGGCCAAGTGCATCACGGTGGAATAATCCGCCGATCCAGTCACCTGCGTCACCACTGTTTAGAGTGATGTTACTTGTTTCATAAATTGGAACACCAGCAAGCATACCAACATAACCTGTCATCATTGCTTCGTTCTGAAGGATGCCAGCGTTAGGGTTAGCAAATGTGTTTGTTAAGTTAGCCTTTAGGTCATAGGCGATGTTTGGATGCAATACGCAGGCCAAATCGCTGCCAGGAACACCAGAACTACGTAGTTTTGCAACTGCTTGGAAGATTGTTGCGGCGCTAACTGCTGTGCCTGTTCCACCTACTGTCTGGCTGAAACCATCAAATAGGTTGCATAAGTCTTGGTCTTGCTTACGTGCAATCGCTTCACCGAATAAACGGCCAATGTCAGCAACAACGTTGCTAGCGGCACTGTAACGTGCTTGATCAGATAACATAGTGCGAAGTGCAACTGTGCCGATTGTCAATGTTACGCCATCAGTAGAAACTGCTGAGTTTGTGATTTCTGTATCAGCAGAACCTGTGTAGGCGCTGGCAGAAACAGTTGGGTAGCGAGGAACAACAATGCTGTTACCGCTTTGTGGTGGGATGTCAAAGTTCTTGACAAGGTTACGCATAATACTGCGCTCGGAAGCAACGAACATTGCTTCTGCTACGATCTGAGGTAATAGATCGTTTAGGGTTGTTACATTAGAACCAGCCATGGTAAAATCTCCTTAAATTAGTTTATCTGGCTAAACCCGATGCCTTACGATACTCTGCGTATGTTTTACGGTCATTAGGGTTATTCATATTAAGTTTTGAAATGTCAAGTTTTTCGCGACTTTGATTAAAGTTGCTCTTACCTTGCGTGGTTGCTGGGCCTGCACTTTTGAAATGTGGATTAGTGTCAAGGAATTCTTTGACAAGGTCTTCTACTCTAAAGGGACTGCCTTTGTCAGAATATCTTACTGTGCCTTTTTCATCAAGCACCTCAACTTCTCCACT